TGGTTGCGCATGATCTCGAACTGGCCGCGAATGTAGCCGACCAGCTCAGGCACCGGCGGCGCGTTGTCCTGCGGCGCCGCAGCCGCGGATCTCGCCGCCTCCTGCTCCTGCAGATGCGCTTCCAGCGCCGCAGGCGGGACCACTTGCAGGACGTTTGCTTCGCCGAGTGCCATTCACCCATCAAAGGGTAAATTTCTTAAGGAATCGTTAAGCTATCGGGAGTACGGTGACCGAATGGCAGACCTCACCGAAAACGAGATGGCCGCCCTCGCGCGCGAGATGGTCATGGGCATCCGCAACTACAAACTGATCTTCGCCGACTTCGGCATCGACGAGGAGGACTACTACGAGATCGCCAAGAACGAGACCTACAAACGGATCAAGGATCACTTCACGCTGGAGTGGAACGCCACCACCTCGACCCAGGACCGGATCCGCCTGCAGGGCGCAGCCGGCATCGAGGTGATCATGCCGGTGGTCGCGCGCCGCGCGCTCGACGCCACCACGCCGCTCGCCGAGGTGATCGAGAGCGCCAAGTTCATGGCCAAGGTCGCCGGCATCGGGGACACCAAGGCCAACCCGCAGTCGGCGTCCGAACGGTTTGTGATCACCATCAACCTGGGCGCCGATGTCGACGGCAAACCGGTGATCGAGCACTTCGACAAGTCGGTGGCGCCCGACGCAAACGACGTCAACCTCGCGCAAATCACCCATAAATCAACCACGCCGCCTGGGTGATTTATGGCGCGCTCCGACACCCGCGACTACGCCAAGAGCGACCGCCAGTTCGGTTCGCTGGTCGCGCACCACGAGCAGTCTGAGACGATCCAGAACGAGAAGGGGGAGTGGATCAATGTCTACGGCAAAAAGACTCCCAAAGCTGGGGAGCAGCTACCCGAAACGCCCAGTTATTCGACTGTGGATGAGGCGGTGGAAGCTGCTAAGAAACGATCCGACGAGTACCACGAGCCAGAGGAGGAATAGATGCACCTAATTCGACGCTCATTTCTCGGAGGCTTGATCGCCGCGTTCGCGGCGCCCGCGATCGTGCGCGCGTCCTCGCTGATGCCAATCCAGCCGCTGCTGGTGCCGGAGAACGTCATCGTCCAGGTGCGCACCCGCGTGCTGGGACCGCCGCGCTGCGATCACTGCTTCGCGGCGTGGGGCATGTGCTCGCACACCGGAGGCCCGCTCGACCTGGACGACCATGTGCTGGACCACCGGGTGGTCGAACTGGCGTGTGAATCGCCGCTCGCCCTGCGCACCGAAGTGGTCAGCTGGAAGAATCCGGGCTGGACCTAAATGCCCGTCATTTTCGACGCACCGCCGACGTTGGCCTCGTTCATGAAAAGCGAGGCCTTCGGCCGCGTTGCCGCCGGCCCGGTCGGATCAGGGAAAACCACAGCTTGCCTGATCGAGATCCTGCGCCGCTCGATGGCGCAGGCGAAAGCACCTGACGGATATCGATACACCAGGTGGGCGATCGTCCGGCAGACCTTGAAGCAGCTGAAAGATACCGTTCTGAAGGACGCTCAGGCATGGTTCGCGGGGCTGGGGCGCTGGGTGATCTCGGAAAACTGCTACTACCTCGAATTCGCGGACGTCAAATCAGAACTCGTCTTCATCCCCCTCGAGAACGCGGAAGATCAAGCCCGGTTGCTCTCCATGCAGCTGACCGGCGCCTGGCTTTCGGAAGCCATTGAGATGAATTTTGACGTGCTGGCTCCGGTCAGCGGTCGTATCGGCCGTTATCCGTCCGCCAACCAGGGTGTGCCGAGTTGGTATGGGATCATCGCGGACACCAACATGCCAGTCGAACTCAGCGACTGGCACAAGTTCATGACCGAACCCCCGCCCAACTGGCAGGTCTTCATCCAGCCCTCCGGCATGTCCCCCCAGGCCGAAAACCTCAACTATCTTCTCCAGACCGAACAGACCAAGGGCCTGACCTTCAACCATCCACTCCGGGTCGCGCAGGGACGCAAGTACTATGAGCAGTTCCTTCAGATGTACGGGTCCGATCACCCCTGGGTGAAACGCTACGTCTATGCCCAGTACGGCGATGATCCCTCCGGGGAGGCCGTTTTCAAGTCGACGTTTAAGCCAAGCTTCCATGTGGTCCCGGAAACCCTTGTGATTCCTGGCTATCCACTCATTGTCGGCCAGGATTTCGGCCGGAACCCATGGTCCCTCATCGCCCAGGTCGACCACATGGGGCGTCTGATCATCCATCAGGAGGTCGCCGCCACCAACATGGGCCTGGAGAAGCACATCGATGAGAACCTACGGCCGGCGCTGCTGTCCAACAAGTTCATCGGCTCCAAGGTGATCCTGGTCGGCGACCCCTCCGGCATCAACAAGGGCAGCATCGCCGAGGAAACCTGCTTCGAAGCCCTGCGGCGCAAAGGATTTCCCGCTTTCCCGGCGCCGACCAACGACATCCCGCCGCGGCTGCGCGCGGTCGAGGCCTTACTGGGCCGGCAAACCAACGGAGGGCCGACCCTGATCATCAACGGCACCCATTGCCCGTGGCTAACCAGGGCAATGTCGGGCGGCTACCGTTACAAAAAGCACAAGGACGGCGGGCTGCGCGCCATCCCGGAGAAGTTCGATAAAGAGGGTTTTTCACATGTTGCCGACTGCCTGCAGTACGTCGCGCTTGTGGTGCACGGCGGACTGATGACAGAATTCGCCCGCCGGTTGACGCCGAGGCCACGGAGGGCGGTCTCGAGCCAGGTCACCGCAGCGGGATGGACCTGATGGACAGGATGGATTTTGGCGAAGCCCTGACAGAGCTGAAGCTTGGACACCGGGTCGCGCGCGCCGGCTGGAACGGCAAAGGGATGTGGCTCGAGCTGCAAAGCCCGGACGACAACTCCAAGATGACGCTGCCCTACATTTTCATGAAAACAGCCGACGACAACCTGGTGCCGTGGCTCGCCAGCCAGACCGACCTGTTGTCCGACGACTGGGGGATTATAGTCGCATGAGCACGCCAGACGGCCGCAGCCTCGGAGCCTTCCGGGTCCGAGAGAGCTTCAACCCTTCCGAGTCCAACATGGTCGACAAGATCAAGCGGTTCACCGCCGACCTGATTGATCTATGTCAAGAACTCGAGAAGGCCGACGCCGCCTACCCGTCGGCCGGCGAGCAGACCCGGCTGTGCCGGCTCGCTATGACCGCCTACGAAGAGGCGGCGATGTGGGCCGTGAAGGCCGCGACCACGGTCAAGTGACGGTCGGAAACTTAGTTTCCGGCCTAAATTTAGTTTCCGGCCTTAGCCGGTCTAATTTCCGGCCTTTCACATGAAACTTTACGACCTGGCGATGGCCGAAGAGCGCGACGGCAGCCACATGATGCACGCCGCGAACTGTCCGCACGTCCGAAAACTGGCCGACGACGGCTTTCCGGTGATGACCATGTTCGGCTGCCAAGGCCTGCCGGACATGCTACCCAGGCACTCATGCCTCGAGAATGTGGAAGCTGCACGCTCTGCTGCCGGGTAATGGGCGTTCCCGAGGTCAAGGAAGACTACAAGTGGTGTCCTCATTGTACCCCCGGCACGGGGTGCAAGATCTACGAAACCCGCCCCGGCCGCTGCCGCGACTTCAACTGCCAATGGCTGAAGGACGAGCGGTTCCTGGACTACTGGTATCCGAAGACCGCCAGGATCATCGTCGATACCAAGATCGAAGCCGACCATACCTTCGTATTGTTCGTGGTCGACCCGGACTATCCGCTGCGCTGGCGCGAGGAACCCTACTTCTCGGACATCAAGAAGGTGGCGCAGGCCGGCCTAGACGGCCGTTTGGGCGCCAAATGGACGACCGTCATCCTGGTCAAGAACGACCGGATACCGATCGTACTCTAGCTCGTCGGCCCAGCCGATCCGCCAGCGCGCCGGCTTCAGCGGGTCGACGATGAACGGCCGGTCCCACCACGCTTCGGCCTGCTGCTTGATCGATTTAGGCGGGTCTGGACTAGGCATGGCGTTCTGCGGCATGAGCCAGGATCAGCTCCATGATCTTCTGCCGCGCCGCCGCGGTCAACTGGTAGCCGTAGCCCCACAACGTCCCCACCGAAACGTCGAACGGCGCCAAGCGGCGCCGGATGTTGCAGATGTGCACATCGATGGTCCGGTGCACCATGTTGATGCGCTCCTTCGGAACCGACGGGTTGGCCATCAACAGCAGCATCAGCCCGACTTCGGTCGAGGTCAGGTGGAACACCTGCTGGAGCGCCAGCTCGACCGCCGCCTTGTCGTCGGCGACCATTCTCGAGAGCTGCAGCGCGCGCTGGTCCCTGGGGAAGCCGGGGGGCCAGTCCTCCTTGGGCAGATCGACCAGGATCCCGTTGGTTTTCGCCTCTGTAAGGCGCTCGCGCAAAGCGTCCGACGGCGTGCCGGTGGCGCGCGCGATCGCCCGCAAGGGTACCCCTTCATCCGCAAGGCGGACGGCTACCGTCTCAAGGGGTAGAGGGCCTGCCACGGCTGCCAGAAGTACAGCAGTTCAAAGGGTTTGGCAAAAGAAGACGGCCGGCCATCGAAGCTGGGGGGCGTTGCGGCCGGCCGTCAGGAGTAATGGACTCGAACCCCCGGTATGTGGCCCGCGGTGCCTGGGGTGTCAATTAGCGTAACATGCGGGTGTGGACGGGGGCGCGCACGGCGGCGCGCGGTGCCGGCACAGCGTGCGGCGCCGCCCGCGAAGAGGAAAGTCCGGGGGTGTTAATTGTTGTGGCGAAACAAAGAATTTAATTAATCGCTGCGGCCTTTAAATAAATACCCGCGGTATTTATGGCGTATGGAAATAAAATCTAGGGTTGTATTTCCAAAAGCTAGTCATGCATATTTGTGGGTCCATGCAAGTGTTGACGACCAGGCCCCCGGCCTGTCCAGCCTCCCCCCCGGAGGGGGGGAGGGGGGCCTCCTTCTATGGTTAATGGCTGGACCCTCTGTCTAGTAAACAGAGGGTCTAAAGCATATTCTCTAATGATATCAATATCATTCCATTGGCTTGGCCACATTGGGAAGCATATGGGAAGCTTGGCCGGTCCAGGTCCAGGGCCAAAAGGCCGATAGGAGCCGATTCCTTGGATTCCACTAAATCGATTGTCTGGCTTGCGTTTGGATAATGAGATTTCAACCGACTCTAACGATTCCAATGAGTTAGGCCGATTCGGCTGGTCACTAGCTCAAAATCCGGCTATCCGGCACCGATCAATCAAAAACTGCACAAGCTCTTTTGCAATCTCAAAAGCCGGTAAAACTGCACAAGCTCGAAAAGAGATTTAGAATATATATATTTACTAAGTATATGATATTATTATTGTTTTCTTGATAGTGAGCTACTGATTTGTTCTTTTCCGACAGTATTTTTTTTTGATTCTGTTTTTGCGTCATTGCCTGCCGGATTGTCGGATTTTGAGCTAGTGAAAACCGGCCACCGCTAACCCATTGAAAAGACTGGTGGAATGTCTTCCTATAGAATAGGCCAAAAAATACTTGACCGCTATGCAAAAATTCTGTAGGCCAAAAAGTACTAAACCCAAAAACGAAAGGACTCGAACATGCGTTGGATTACAGATGCGGGCCACGGCTGGCTTGCGGTTAGCTTTGCGGACCTAGCCGACGTCGGCGCGGCAATCGGCGATTTTAGCGGTTATTCCTACATCAACCGCAAGCTAGGGATTCTCTACCTCGAGGAAGACTCCGACGCGCCCGCATTTATCGCGCGGCATGCCGGACGGCATTCGGACTATTTTCGGACCCTGCCCGAAACCCACCTAACCGACTCGTCCGATCGAAACCTTGTCCGCCGTTGCCCGCGCCTTTCGCAGGTGCGCCAATGAGCCGGGAAAACGCATTTTTGGCGGACCTGGAGTCGGCCATCCCGGACCTGGAGTCGAACCTGGACGCGCCGGGGGTTAATTGGAACCATGTCCGCGAGCCGGTCAATTTGAGCGGACGCCTAATCGATGCCGCTGCCGCTAACCGCTACATCCTAGCCGGGAAGGCAACGCTAACCCTTGTTAGCGAAAAGACTGGCACGCGATTCACCTATCGCATATCCGCCGCGCCCGATGGCGCGGCATACTTTGTCGCGCTGCTAAACGGCCCGGACAATACGCAAGATTATAAATATCTAGGCCGATTGTCGCGCGGCATATTCTGGCCGGGTCGCAAGGTGCCGCGTCCAGGTGATATCGGCCCGGACGCGCCAAGCTCTAAGGCCTTTGCGTACGCTTGGCGCGCGCTCATGCGCGGCACCATGCCGGACCATTGCGAGGTATGGCATGAGTCAAACTGTGGCCGCTGTGGCCGCAAGCTAACCGTTCCTAGCAGTGTCGGGCAGGGTTTCGGCCCGGAATGCATCAACAAAATAGGACTCGAGTGATTGCAGCCAATGGCGCGCCTAACCCGCGCGCCATTACCGGCAATCATGCCGCAACCGGAAAACAAGGATTCGAACCATGCCGCAAGCAATTGTTACAAAATATCTAGGCCCGTCGAATGTTCGCGGGTCGCGCGTCAAGGCAACCGCACAAGCCGGAAGCTTAACGCTAAATTGGGATGATGCGCTAAACGCTGGCGATAATCACCGCATTGCCGCGCATGCGCTGGCCCGTAAATTCAAATGGTCCGGGGCATGGGTCGGCGGCGGATTGCCAAGCGGCGAAACCGCATGGGTCATGGACCCGCAAGACTCGCGCGACTCGTTTCACGTTGGAGTCTTCGCAGGCTCGCAAGTCTAAGCCGCAATTAACCGGGCGTTAATTAACGCCCGGTTTTTTGCAATTCTTATTTTACAATGTTCTAAAATAAGAGTATGGAAAGAACAAGCCTAGAACAAGGACTCGGACAATGGACACTCTGAAACAAGCAACCGCGATAGCCGGGACAATTGGATTCCCTAGCAAAATGCCAGGAACCTCCTACGGCATAAGCGCAACGCATTGCCTAACCGGCGGCAAACTGGCGAAGATTCCCGGCAGTGTTTGCTTTGGCTGCTATGCGCTTAAGGGGAATTATATTTATCCTAGCGTCCAGGTCGCGCACGCCAAGCGCGAGTCGAACCTCGACTCCCCGCATTGGGTCGCGGCCATGGTCAAGATTATCACCGTATCGCATGCGCGCGGCAAAAACCGGTTAGGCGAGTCAATCGACGTCGGATTCCATCGTTGGCACGACTCGGGCGACCTGCAATCGGTGGACCATCTTGCCAAAATCTGCGAGGTGGCGCGCTTAACGCCCAAAATAAAGCATTGGCTGCCGACTCGCGAGCTTGCGTTCGTGAAAGCGTATCAAGCCGCCGGGGGCGTAGTGCCGCGCAATTTGGTTATTCGCGTTAGCGCAACCATGGTCGACGGTCCTGCAACGAAAGCATGGGCCACAACGTCAACCGTGCACCATGCCAGCAAAGCGCAAGGCCGGACCTGTCCCGCGCCAAGCCAGGACAACGCATGCGGTGATTGCCGCGCATGCTGGAACCCGCGCGTCAAGAATGTTTCCTATCACAAACATTGAAAAGGATTCGACCCATGCATGAACCAAAAGTGAAAGCAACGCCCGCGAAACCCTACGCTGGCAAGCCGACATGGCACGGCAGATTCTACGCTGGCGAACAATGGCACACCGTCACCAATCGCGCGGGCTTGCCCATTGCCTACGCTTCGCCAGAGGCGGCCATTGCTGGCGCTTGGCTGCAAGCGCCAGAGCCAACGGAAGCGCAACGCGATGCCGACATCGCAGCCGAGGACCGGCTGGCAGAATGCTATCGCATCAGCAAAATCGAAAGGCCTGAATCATGAAAGTATCGATTCGCGAAAGCAAGTTAACCGATGGCCTAGCGCGTTTGCTGGTCTACCGGCCACGCGAACGGGCGTTCTCTTTGAGCGGGTCCGCCTACGAAACCAAAAGCGGATATTGGATCGTAAATATTCCGCATGAACCGGCGGACGTTGTCGACTGCAAGGCCGATGCCGCTATGGCGTTGCAAAACCACTACGCAAAACAGGAGGGCTAAAAAATGGAATGGATTCTAATCGGATTCTATCTCGTTTGTTTCGCTTGGTTTGTTTGGTTTCTCATCAACCCAATGGAGGACTCGCAATGAGCCTGGACCCCGTCAACAAACGGCCGAATCCCTTTCGCAAGCGCAAGGGCGGCAATCAATTCGTGTTCCTGGTGGTCGGAGTCTATGAGGACGATTACCAGCGTTTCGCGGAATCCTATGCCGCTGCCGATGCTGGCGAAGCGGAGCACCTAGCCGTGTCCCTGCATCCGGGCCTGATCGTTGCGGGCGTGATCGATACGCGCGGCGAGGTGGTCGCATGAGCCACGAACGGCCGAATCCCTTTCGCAAGCGCAAGGGCCACTGGACAACGATTCGACGGTTTGCAACCAAGCGATTCGTCGTGAAGCTCCAATGGGAGCCGGAACAATTCGCCGATTTGTCCTGGATGGACGCGGCGGACCATCGCAAAATTGAATCCGGTGAATGGATCAATTGCACGTTTCGCGTGGCCGTCTTCCTGGACGGCGCGCGCATTGTCGAGCAATCGCTTGGCAATAGCGTCTATGCGGACCCGGCGGACTTCGCGCGCGAGCACTACGGCACCGCTGGCACGGGTGCCGGGGGCTACTTCTCCGACATGGTGCGCGAGGCCATCCGTGACGCCCGCAAGCACGTTAGCGCCATGTCTGGCCCGCCACGGGTGCGGCTATGAGGAAGCACCACAACCCTAAATTTTTCGCGGTCAATACGCTGTGGACTTGGCTGCTTGGAATCGCCGTCTATGGCGGCGGCGCGCTCTATGTCGTGTCTCTACTGAAATGAGGAAAGCAACAATGGACAAGACTCTGACTGACTTTGAATCCGACTGCTTGCGGGCGCTGGTCCAGGAATATGGGGCGACCCGCATTGTGCAGCTTGTGCGCGGGTTTGAATTCGAACGGCACCTGGAGATCGATGGCCCCGCAATGTTGAGTTGCGCCAAGTGCGGCGTGCCGTTGACCGGCAACGCGGTGCTTTCGTGGGGTGATGGCCCGGAGGCGGGCAAATCATTCTTTTATTGCAGCAAGGCCTGCGAGGCTGGGGCTTGACAGCACATAATGGCCTATCGTACAGATTGGCCTACCAACAAACGGGAGAACCCAATGACTATCGTTTTCGAGGGCAAGGCCGGGGTCGATACCTACCGCGCCATTGTCATCAAGCACGGCCTCAAGATGTATGCCGCCTGTGGCATGCAGCCAAACCGCGCCTATACGCCGACGCGCATGCTGGCTGCCGCTGGCGAGATCACCGGCCAGACCTTCAAGCGTGGCCAATACGCGCAAGCCATTGCCGCGCTGGAAGCCTGGATTGCAATCAACGGAACCAACGGGAGAGACCAATGACCGCTGCCGATATCAGGATCATCCACGCCATCGCCGACCGCGCTTGCGGTTTGTATGAGCGGCTGGGCCACCTGACCGATGCCGATCTGCGCTTCGCACGCGCTGGCATCGCGCATGAGATCATGACCGTTCACAGCCGCATCGTGCCGTTGCGCCTGTCCGCGTTCCTGGACGCGGACGATTCTAACTTCGCCCATGACGTGGGCGGCATCCATCGCCACCTGGAGGACGGCGATTCCCCACGTCTCAAGGATTGCTTCCTACCGCGCTTCGCCAGCGTCTGAGATGGCAGCTTATGCGTTGGGGCAACCGGACTAGGGTCCGAGCATCCCAACGCATGGGCGGCCACCTGGAGCCGATTACGAAGGGCTAAAACCATGTTCAAAGAACCAACCAACGACGACCGCGCGGTGTGGGCGTTCCGCGCCGTGCAGGAGTTTCGCAACGTGTGCCAAGGCTCGCCGCTCGACTCCGAGGAGGGCATCGAGGAGGCAATCGGCGATCTGATTGCGGACCTATTGCATCTCGCACGGCAGAACGACATCGACCCGTCGCTGCTGCTCAATCGCGGCTGGCTGCACTTCGAAGCGGAAGAGGCCGAGGCAAAGGAGGCTGCCCAATGCGCCTAGCCGAGACCACCAACGGCATGCTCGCCACCGTGTGTAGGGACATCGAAACCCTGATCATTTGGGCCGAGGCCGACGCGCAACACGCGCGGGAGAACGACGCGCCAGACACCGCATGGGACGACGAATGTCGCGCCGCCATGCTTCGCAATGCGCTCAAGCTGCTCGAGGATTGCAAGCGATGAACGAATACAGAGTCCAATGGACCAAATGCCCAACGGCATACAACACAACGCACGTTCTATTCGTGGAGGCTGGCACGCCTGCCGACGCCGAGGCCATCGCCAAGAATCACGTCGAGCGCAATCTTGGCGTGGGCGGCTGGATCAAGTTCGAGGTGACGCCGGTCGAGCCGATGCCTGCCGGTCGCGTGCTGGAGGGCAGGCCATGAGCCGCTATCGCATCGACTGGAGCATCAACCACGCCTGCGGCACGCTGCCGGGGCGCTATGCCAACGAGGCCACCGCTGAACGCGCGGCGCGATGCTGGAAGCGCGAGATGGTCGCTTTGGACGATTGTCCGCGCTGCGCGCGTGCCGAGTACCAGTGGGAGGTTGTTTGCGAGGAGGACGAGCCATGCCAATGACGCGATGGCTGTTTGTGGTCGACGTCGACCATGACTTTCAGAACAACCTGGAGGAGGCCGCAACGTGGCTGGAGGGTCAGCTGGACCTGTCCGAGCTATTCAAAACCAAGGTGACGGCTTACCGGTCCGTCAACGATCTGGTGTTCGACTACAACGACAAAGAAGGAGCATTCAAACATGAGCCAACACTTTGACGAAACCGAATCCGTTCGCCGGCACATGCTGGAGACCGGGCAGCCGCAAGCCGATCTGGCGCAAGCCAAAGAACGCTGGGACCACAATGAGGTTCGCGATGCGTTCGAGATCATAGGATTTATGGCACCGTTTTGTGTCGCAATCCGCAAGAGCGACCGCAAGAAAGGCTCGCTCGAATTCACCCACCATCCGCGATTCTATTTCAACTTTGTGGAGGACCGATGAGCATTCATAATCCCGACGGCACGACAGAGCACTATCTGTCGAAGCCCGAGGTCAAGATCACTGCGGTGCAAGTCCTGGGGCGCGATCTGAAGCCCGGCGATTTGTTTTCAATCGCTGGCCCGGACTATTGGCGCACCGCGTTGGACAAGGGCAGCGTTGGCGAACAGGTTTACATTCGCACCAACGTGCCAGCCGACAAATTCGTCGACGCTGACGAACCAATTTATCGCATCACAATCGAGGTGGACTGATATGCACACATACAAATCAATTCGCGATGGGGCGCTCTGGACCGTTGGCCATTACAAGATGCAAGGTTACGAAGAATCCTCTTCCGAGCAATACTGGATTGCTATGAAGGATTTCCGCACGGAGCGGGAGGCTGCGGCCTATGTCAATTACTTGAATGGCGGCAGCGGTGACTTGCGATGAGCCGTGTCAATTTTACGGTTTGCCCGTTCTGCGGCCACGAGCACGACCGTGCCGCCGCTCTTGTCAAGCATCCAGCGCCTGCCGTCGAGCCGCGCATGAAACCGGGTGACATCACGTTGTGCATCGAGTGTGGTGAATTCAGCGTGTTGGGTTTCAACGACATGCTTCGCAAGCCAAGCTCCGACGAAATCGCGATGCTGGGCCGCGATCCGGCAGTGCAAAGGGTGCGCGAGGCGTGGCAGGCAATGCAACGGGGGAAGCAATGAACCAACACACCTATGGCGAATGGAAACCTTGGTTTGCTTGGTACCCGGTGCGGCTGCTTTCGATGGAGTGGAAGTGGCTGTGCATGGTGATCTACCGCAAGCCAGGAATGGGCGGCCAGTGGTCCTACCGCGGCGTCGATTATTCCTGGTACCGGCGGATTTGACAGGCCACATTGGCCTAGTGTACATAATGGCCTATTGAGCAACGGAGAAAACTCATGCGCCTATGTTCCTGTGGTTCCGGCCTGGAGAGCGAGTGGCAGTTCGATGCCCGTGGCATCGAGCTATGCCGGACCTGCGACAAGTGCCACGACGAGAAACTGGCGGGCTTCCGGCCCGACGTGCTGACCGATCCCAACTACTGGGCTGATGAAGCCATCGAGGAGGACTAGCCATGATGGTTTGTCGCCTCATCAATGGCGGACGGCCCGACGATGTCGGCATGATCCCCGGCATGCTGGACCATGTCGACCCGCGTCCCGCTCGCGAGCAACTGGACACTGGCTATCCGCATGGCGGCGGCTGGCGTCCGTTCGACGGCTTCACGTTCGACCAGGACCGGCTCACGCTCAAGTATCCTGGCGACCCGTCGATGAAACCGCTGGCCATGATGCAGCTTCGCGAGGAGCTTGTCCTGGTCTATCCGTGTTCTTGGGTGTTGGTCCTGCAACCGACCGGCGCTTTCGAAGTTTGCAGGATGGACTGAAATGCCAAAATCTTATTACGACGATAACTTTGGCTGCTGGCACGACATGGACGACCCCGACAACGTGGCGTTCTACCAGCAGGTCCAGCGCGAGAGCGTTGTGAAGAAATGCAAAGGCTGCGGGCGCAAGGTCAAGCTGCGCCCCAGCTACGCCATCTGCAATTCGTGCGCCGACCGCGCGGAGCGCGGCGGCGACTACTGAGATGCGCGTCTGGAGCATGCTACGGCAGGGCCAGAAGGGGTGCTAGCGCCTCGATCAATCGGAACGACGGTTCTAGATTGGTCCCTGCCGCCTAATTTTAACGAGGAGACCAAATGCTATACCCGATGACTAAAAAGGAATACCGCGCGGTGCTGAAGCACTACGAACTGACGCAGGCCCGCGCGGCTTGGCTGTTCAACGGCAAGTCCGATCGCTCCGGCAGACGCTGGGCCACCGAGGGTGCGCCCTATCACGTCGCGCTGATCGTCGAGATGATGCTGAAGTTCAAATTGAAGCCCAAGCATATCGAGGCGTTGGGACGTAAATATCACCGCCGGATCGAAGCCATGAAGGATGCCGCATGATCGACACCATCATCAGCACGCCATGCGAAGAGGCCAGAGCGATGGGCGTGACCGTCTATCGGTTCGGGCTGGTGCATTGCTCTGTCTGCGTGCCGAAAGAGATGCCGGTCGCGGACATCGTATACAACACCAACCTGGAGCATCCGACCGGACTCGATCATGGCTGGACCATTGCGCCCGAGACGGCGTTTCGGACCGGCGAGCCGAACCCGTGCGTGTGCAACACCGACCCGCAACGCCTGCACTATTTGATGGTGTGCTGATGATCCTGGAAGAATGATCAAATATTACAAGCTGGATGACCAGCATCGCATCGTGCAGTGCGGCTTGATGGAATGGGCGACATGGTTCGAAACCGGCGACCGCATCGTGCAGCACACTCGCTTCGATCCCGACGTCCTGGTCAGCACCGTATTCCTGGGCCTCGATCACCGCTTTGGTGATCGGGGTCCGCCGCTGTTGTTCGAGACCATGGTGTTCGGCATCAACATGGAGGACAGCGATATGTGCTGGCGCTATTCGTCGTGGGACGATGCCGAGACCGGCCACAAGGCTACCGTGCGCCGGGTCAAGGATTTGCTGGTGAAGGCGAGCGTGAAATGGAGAGCCAATCATGAAAGGTAATCGGGGTGACAACGGTTTTCGGGGGCGAGACGTTGGCGATGGCTACAAGGCCTACAGCCTGACAACGAGCGGCTGGTCGATCAGCGTCAACGACGATGCGCCGGCCGACAAACGCTGGCGCATTGTGCACGAGCTATATGGTACGCGCTACTTCGACAATCACGATGAGATCATGGAGTTCACGGTCAAGAACATGCTGGAACGGTTCGAGCAATTCTACAAAGATGTAAAATAAGAAATGGGTCGTTTTGACACATAGGCCAATCTGTGCTAGACTCCGTTTGTGAATGAAAACACAACGGAGTCTTTTTATGTCTGACGATATGGATATTCCAGATTTTCTCCGCATCCCGGCAGAGGTCCGCGCCGAGGCCTGGAAGCGCAACCCACCCAAGGCGGCGCAATCGTTCAGCGGTCGCGAACTGACCGAAACCGAGAAGGCCTACCGTGCATCCAAGGAGTACGACAAGGCCTTGCGCCGGGAGCGCGACCGTCCCCGGTTCGAGGCGATGCGGGCCAAGGCCGCGGCGGACAAGGCCGAACTGGCTGCCGTCAAGCAGGCCGCGCTCTTGCAGTCTTCTAAATTTAGATCTAAGACTCGTAAATGACGGATGAGGGGACATGGCCGATGGGACTATCGCTCATGTCCATCTGCATTCTGGAGGTTTGGTACGGCGCTTATTGTTTTGACTGGAGGGAACTGTGACACCATACGCATTCAGGTTCAGCACGTTCAGCGAGGCCAACCGCCGGCGCTGCGAACACCCGCACGGCTTCAACCACAGGCTCGACGAATGGTCGACATCCGACTGGATGACGGCTGTCGTGGGCGAGATTGGCGAGGCCGCCAACATCGTCAAGAAGCTCAACCGCAGCCGCGACGGGGTGCCGGGTAACAAGCAGACCGATGAGGAACTGCGCGTGGCCCTGCGCCGCGAGCTTGGCGACACGTTCGTCTACCTCGACTTGATGGCGCAATCGCTGGGCTTCACCATTGGCGAGGCCGCTGTCGAGGTGTTCAACAGCAAGTCGGAAGAAATCAAATATTGGGAGCGGCTATGAAGGTCGATCCCGAGCGGTTATTAGAACCCAAGACCGGCATCTACGTCCGCGCCGAATACGAGGGGGCGTGGGCCAACGCCGATATCGCACACCTGGACCGCGATAGCCTGATGGCGTGGCTGCGCTCGCGCGGCGGCGACAACCCTTGGGCCGAGAACACCGTCGCCATTCTGCTGGGGCATGGGCCTGAGGGGGCCAAGGATGGATAGCATCACCTGCTTCCGTTGCGGCGTCGTGTTTGGCGTGCCGGAGCATTGGCTCAAGAGCCGGCGCGAGGACAAGGAATCGTTCTGGTGCCCGAACGGACACCAGCAGGCGTTCGTGAAATCAATCACCGACCAGCTGCGCCAGGAGCGCGACAGCCTGCGCCAGCAAATGTCCCGCGTCATCGATGAGCGCGAGGAGCAGCGCAAGCTGGTCAAGAAAGCCGAACAGCGCGAGAAGCGATTGCAGAAGCGCACCGCTGCCGGCACCTGCCCGTGCTGCCGGCGCACGTTCTCCAACATGGCGACCCACATGAAAAAACAGCACCCGGAGTTCGTGGCCGAACACGTCAATGTGGTGCCACTCATGTCTAAAAAGCAGCTAACGACATCGTAAGCTGGTTAGGGCAGTCTCCGGTGCAGTATCGCTTTTTTGCGATATCGCATTGAGGAGCCTTAACCCCTGCGTAAGCGGCTTACCAAAGCCGAGGCAACGAGACGTCAGCGGGCTGCTCAGGCCCTATGGCGTAAACGCAACCCTAATTACGCCAAGGACTGGCAGGCAGCGAACCGCGCCTATGTTACGATGAAGAAGCGGGAATACCGGGCGAGGAAAGCCAAATGACCAGAAACAGTCTTTTTGTTTTTGCGCTGGCCTTGGCGACGTTCGCGCTGGCCGCAACATTCAGCTGCACGCAAGTGGATTGACGTGCGCGCCGGGACCGCCCGGTACAAGGGGAACGAGGTCTAGTTGATGCCCAGACAACCCCGACGCGCTGTTGTCAACATAGCAGGGTTGACGGCGGACTCACAATCCGCAATTTTACATCCCCGTAAGCGTTGAGTCGTGTAGCGTACAAGCGTTGTATCCCTGTCCGGCAGCACACGGGCGGGGTGCAGCCCCCCGGCCTGCGGACTTCGTTCTCCGTTGGACGCAGCCGGGGGGTTTTACGGTGATCTAAGGGACTGTCATGGCATACAAAAAAGACTTTGACCCCAAGTGCCTCGATTTAGCCGAGGTCTTTCTGGAGGATGAACCGGCTATCAACACGGACCGAACCTGTGACGAGCTAGCTTTGGAAATTCAGCTGACAATCGAGAATTTCATAGCCGCCAAGATCGCAGAACAAATAGAAGCCGAGGCTCGCCCTTCGCTTCGCATTGTGAGGAGCAATCATGACAACGGAAACCCTAGTTGACGAAGGCCAGACTCCCACCAACGGCAACCTGCCGCCCGCTCGCGAAGCTCTCATTGTTCAAGCCGAACGCATCCACCAGGAGATCGCCCACGATCGCGACATGCTTCGCAAAACCCTTGCGGAACGTGACACCACGATCGCCGGCCTCAAGGCCATGCTCGACGTGGCCGAACTGAACAACACTCAGCTGGAGAGCCGCGTACAGTCTGCGATGCTGGTGCGCGACGAGAAGGTCGCCGAGGCTGAACAAAGCAAATCGGTGTTACGGTCGATCAATGCGATGCTGCGAGCGTTCGACATCGAGGCCGAACCGTTGGTCCGTGACAAACCAGAGCCGGTGTTCGATGGGTCATGATTCATATCGCACTGGGAGTGCTGGTGCTGTTGGGAGGTACACTTGAAGCAGCGGATGCATCGAAAGCCTGTCCGACCCGTCAGGAAGCGCGTCTGGCGTACGGTCCGAAAGCGTACCTCTATTGGTCCGGCGGGCCGAACGGGCAACGCTGCTGGGGCGATCGGCGTTTACGCCGACAAGGTCGCGCTGTGGCACCTGAGAGAAATATCCCGGCACCTGCAGCGGTTGCACCAGCTGTTGCGCCTGCGCCACCCGCGCCGCCCGCGCCGGTAGTTCTGCCGTACGGGCTGACGCCGCCTTACATGTCCGAGGCGGTGCCGCGGTCGATCCTGGACACGCCGCAATGGGCCTGGGTGGCCGACGCCAGGGCGACCTTGCATGAGGATGAACGCGGCCCAATATTTACAACATTCCCGAACAGGGAACCCGATGTTTGGCCGGTGGTTGAACAACGGAGCGGAACAATGATCGCCATGTTTGCAATCCTGCTGATAGCGGGAGCAATGCTATGGCGCTGGAACAGATCGAGGATAAGATGGACGAGCTAGAGTTTACAGGAGACAAAGCCGTATCGCGCCGGGAGGAGTTCTCCGTCTGGTGCACGATGCTTGGTGGCGAAATCGTACCGGTGTGCCGGTGGGTCGACGCTGTGGAGGCCGCGCGGGAGTTTTACCGGTGTTGCAACAATGTAAGCGCACACTCCGGCCTTACGGTTGGCGTTAAGATTGTTGACGGTGGGGACTGCACCAACATTGCGTGGGAGAACGGTCGCGGCTACACCTATGATGGAAAAACGTATGGGGCCACTCCGGCAACATTTTTAGAGGGACTGCAATGAGAAGGAAGAAGAACGGCCACCTCAAGCGTACGCGCAAGCGCCTGGACACCAGCATCTCGCGCCAGCGGGTGCTGAAGCATGCTCGCAAGGCCGGCATCATCTCCAACGAGCAGGCTTGCGAGATCGGCCAATGGGATCAGGCTTGGTATCACCTCAATGCCATGTGTGAGGCGGGGCTACTCACGCATGCCGGCTACAATCTGTGGGCGCCCGCGCGTAAACGCGGCCGTTCACGGATGGCGGTATGATCAAGAAATTTCTGTTTGTTGATTTCGAATCGTATTACGACCCCGAATTTAGTCTGCGGCATCTAAGCCCGCCGGAATACATTCTGGACGAGCGGTTCGAAACGCTGCTGATGGCGGCGTACGACCCGCGCTGGGATGCGCCCAAGATCATCTCGCCGGAGAACATCCCCAAATTTTTGGACAAGTACGATCCGGCGGAAACAGCGTGCTGCAGCCACAACGCGCTGTTCGACCTGTCGATCCTGTCCTGGCGCTACGACTGGGTGGCGGCACGACTAGCCGACACGCTGGGTATGGCGCGGGCGTTGCGGAAGTACAAACGCAACAGTCTGGGCGCGGTCAAGAAGGAATTGTTCGGTGCCGACACCAAGGGCGACACCGTCCACAAGGTCAGGGGGATGCGGGCCGACGACATCAAGCGGGCCGGTCTGTGGCCGGAGTTCTGCACCTACGCCATGCAGGACGTGCTCGACTGCTTCATGATTTACAACAAGCTCAACCGCGAGATGCCGCAGGAGGAGCGTCTGGTCATGGATCTGGTGCTGCGCGCAGCGGTGCAGCCTACGCTGCACGCCAACGTCGAGCTGCTTGAGAAGCATCTGGTCGAGCTGCGGGCGCGCAAGTCACGGTTGATCCGCGAGTGCGGCTACGACAAGGCGGCGCTGATGTCGACCGCGCATTTCAAGAAGGCGCTCGAGCGCCTGGGCGTCGAGATCAAGAGCAAGCTGTCGCCGACGGGCAAATGGATCCCGCAGTTCTCCAAGTCCGATCCATTCATGGCCGACCTGCTGGAGTACGCCGAGTCGCCCAACGACGACACCAATTACCAGGTGCAAACGCTGGCCGCGGCGCGGCTGTCACACAAGAGCACGATCGAGGAGACCCGCGCGGAGCGGTTCGTCAACATCGCCAAGCTGCCATGGAAATCAAACGGTAAGGCCAACGGCGCGCTGCTGCCGATCGCGCTGCGCTACGGCGGCGCGCACACCCATCGCCTGTCCGGTGAGTGGAAGATGAACCCGCAGAACCTGCCGCGCGACAAGGACAAGAGCCGGCTGCGTGAGGCGCTGGTGGCCCCGCCGGAGCACGCCATGATCACGGCAGACCTCGCCCAGATCGAAGCCCGCATCGTCGCGGTGCTGTGCGGGCAGGCGGATCTGGTCGAGCACTTTGCCCGCGGCGATGACGTCTATGCCCACTTCGCTTCGATCGTATTCGGGCGCACCATCACCAAGAGCAAGAACCCGCACGAAAGATTTCTAGGGAAAACCGCGATCCTGGGGTTGGGCTATGGCTGCGGTCCTGACCGGTTTTATCAGATGGTGGTCACCCAAGCGCGGGCTGCCGGCATCCCATTGGAGGGACTGTTCGACGAGGGGATCGCGCACTCCACCGTCAACACCTACCGGGCGCTGTTTTCGTGCATTCCGGCGGCTTGGCGGGAACTGGATCGCCTGCTGGCTAACGTCATCAACAGCCCTAACGAGACTCAGCAAGCCCCTTGGGGGCCGGTGGTGTTCAAATCCGGCCAAATTGTACTACCCAACAAGATGACGTTGCGTTACGATAAAAAGGACGAATATCTTTACGGTGCCAAGCTCCTGGAAAACATTACCCAGGCGCTGGCCCGTATTGTGGTGATGCAGGCTGCCGTGCGTTTGGCACAGCAGCATGGGCTGCGCTTTGTCTTACAAGCGCATGATGAGCTTGTGTTCGTTGTTCCGCACGACGATGTGGGGGAGGCGTGGGGCGCCGTCGAGCTTGAGATGACACGAACGCCGGACTGGTTGCCGGGGTTGCCGCTGGCTGTGGAGCTTCATGTCGGACCGAACTACGGAGCCTGCAAATAGGGGAAATCGATGAGCGACAGAGAGGAACGGGCACGGGTCTATTCCAAGATTGCTCCGATTATCATGGAATTCTACGAGGACCACGCCGGCACTGCCTTTCATGCCGAGGATCTGCGTACGTTCGTGCGCGATCGAGCGCCAGAGATCGCCCCCGATTCTCCTGGCCGTATCTTGCGGGCACTCCGGCTGGAAGGACGACTGGATTATGTAGTTCTTAATCGACGGGATTCGCTCTACCAGTTTCGTACATCACTATTTGGAGGTTTATAATGAAAGGACTTCGCGTTTATATCGCTGGCCCGATGGAGTCGGTGGGCGGCAACTGGAACATGCCGCTGTTCGACTACGTGGCCAAGAAGCTGCGTGATGAGGGCTGTGAGGTGTTCAGCCCTGCAGAGCACCTCATTGATAGCCACGGTTCGCTGGAGAACGTCCTGAAGCTGGACCCGGCCACCCGCAAGACAGCACGCAACCAGGCGCTGCGCGACGAGATCTTGTGGATCATGGATAACGCCCAGCTGGTGCTGCTGCTGCCGGGTTGGGAGCGATCGCCCGGAGCCACCGCAGAACGCGCCGTAGCGTTGGCGATTAAGTTGGACGTGCGCGAGGCCGGCAACATTGTTCTGCCGACCGGGGAGATCGACCACAACAAGCCTATTGATATTGCCCCTCCGGCTAGCTAGATTTACGAAGTTCTAAAAGAGAAACGCCAATGCTGGACGTCGAACCCAAGAGTTTCTCCTGGTCGTTCTCCCGCTTGAAAGCGTTCGAGGACTGTCCTCGGCGCTATCACGAGACGATGGTCAAGAAGGACGCTTGGCCGGAAGAATCGTCCCCCATGCTGGATTTCGGCGATGCCGTCCACAAGGCCATGGCGACGGCGCTGCGGACCAACACTCCGCTGCCGACCAAGTTCAAGCAATACCAGCAGTGGGTCGACAAGGTTGCCCGCACCGAGGGCGAACTGCTGGTCGAGGACGAGTGCCAGTGGGCGGTCACCCGCGAGCTGCAGCCGTGCGCCTGGTTTGCCAAGAACGTCTGGCTTCGCACCGTCGCCGATGCCGTCAAGCTCGACGTGCCGGCGGCCCTGGTGGTCGACTGGAAGACCGGCAAGAGCCTGAACGGCGACCCGGTGCAGCTGCTGCTGACATCATTGATGGCATTCCTGCAATTCCCCGACCTGCAATGCGTCCGGGCGGATTTCGTCTGGCTGCAGGAGGATTCGCAATCCACCCAGGTGGTCTATCGCAACGAGGCTGCGGACTACTGGGCCGATATCACGCCGCGGGTCAAGCGGCTGGAAAACGCGCACACCGCCGACAACTTCCCACCCGTACCGGGGCGGTTCTGCCGGAAATGGTGCCCGGTTAAATCGTGTGAGTACAATGGTAAGTGAACTCAAAGACATCCAACTTGGACCCGTATTCATTGATGCTAATCGCGCGCACGACGATGAACCGTGGCGTTTAAAACGGTTGGATTTGTTGCGGCGAATTTTGTTTTACCACGAGTATATTTTTTTAAAGCAAACGGCGCGTGTTACTGGACTTTATGATCATAAGGGCGCGCTTGCTGTGAGTTGGACTGCAACACCGACTAAAGAACAACAGTCCATGCTTCGTGATTTTTGGGAGGGAGTATTCAACGAAGCTTTGGTTGATCATTTTGTCCGTGGAAAACAAATTACTGATGATTGCGGGTGGGACGGATGTCCGCTTCCAACGTGAGGAAATCACATAATGGCCGATAAAAACTGGACCGACCCGGCGTCGTACGAGACCATCAAGTCTACCGACAGCCAAGAGGCGCGGATAAAAGCTGTACGCGCGGCAGCACGAATATTTGCCGAGACCATGGAGCGGGCGCTGCCGACCGGGCCGGACAAGGCACACACGTTCAGGCAGTTCCGCACGACAGTCATGTGGGCGAACTATGCGATCAGCCGCAACGTCGAAGATACTCGAGAAGACGATCAAAACGGCGGTGAAAAAACGCCTTAAGGAAATAGGCGCCTATCAACACTGGCCGGTGCAGTGGGGGATTGGCGAACGAACACTAGACTGCATCGGTTGCTATCGAGGTTTGTATTTCGCGGTTGAAACTAAGGCTCCTGGTGAGGTGCCTACGCTGATGCAAGACATTACTGCTGCACGAATCCGTGCAGCAGGCGGTTTGGTATTTGTGGTCGACAGTTTGGAGAAAGCGCGTGACCTCTTCAGTGATCATCTCCCGCGCCACCGGGCACGTCCTGGTGCCCTACAACAATAGCCTTGAAACGCTCATCACCGATGAAGTCAAAACCATCGAGCATCAGCACAAGACCTTTGCCGTACTGCCGCACACTCCAGCTACCCAGATGCAGCTCCGCGGCGCCGGGATTGAGGTGCCAGCCCCCATCCTGTTTCACTATGACTGGCCCAGTGGTGACGGAGCCATTCCGTTTCAGGTTCAAAAGAACACTGCCTCTTTGGCGACTAGTCATCTGCGGGCCTACGTTCTGAATGATATGGGCACGGGCAAGACTAAAAGTGCGATCTGGTCCTGGCGGTTCCTTTACAATTCGGGGGCCGCCAAAAAATTACTCGTGGTTTGCCCGCTTTCGACCATGAAATTCGTCTGGTTACGGGAATTGCACCTTACAATGCCCGAAATTAAGACAGTTGTATTGTTCGGTACCCGGCAGAAACGTCTAAAATTGCTCGACCAGGACGCCGACGTTTACATCATCAACCACGACGGTCTGAAGTCGATTATCGAGGATTTACATTCTCGGACCGACATCGACGCCATGATCCTCGACGAACTGGCGGTTTACCGTAACAACAGCCTGCGGTCCAAGCGGATGCGCGAGTTCGCCCAACGGTTTACCTGGGTCTGGGGGCTGACCGGCCGGCCGATGCCGAACGCCCCGACCGACGTCTGGAACCAGTGCAAGATCCTGACCCCCGGCACCATTCCGAAGTACTTCCGCCACGCCCGCAGCCAGCTGATGCTCCAGGTCAGCCAGTACAAGTGGGTGCCCAAGACCGATGCGATCGACACCGCGCTGACCTGGATGCAGCCCTCGGTGCGCTATTCGCTGGACGACGTGGTCGAGCTGCCGGAGGCCATCTACCGGACCATCGACGTCGAAATGACGGAGGAGCAGGCCACCACCTACCGCAAGCTGGCAAATGAGTTTGCAATCCTATTGCGGAACCAGGTCATCACCGCAGCCAACGCTGGAGTTGCCATGGGCAAGCTGCTGCAGGTCGGTGCTGGCTACCTGTACAGCCAGAACCCGCTACATGTTGTGTTGGATGCAGAGCCACGTAAGCAGATGTTGTTGGATCTGATTGAGGCAGCACCACACAAGGTGATTGTGTTCGCACCCTGGCGGCATTTGATCGAGGGCCTGTCAGCATTGCTGACGGATGAAAAGATAGATCATGCTGTGGTTCATGGGGATGTAAAAAAGCGAGAGCAGATTTTTAATGCATTCCAAAATACGACGCAGTACCGTGTCCTGCTTGCTCACCCGCAATGCATCCATCACGGTCTTACGTTGACCGCGGCCTCGACCATTATCTGGTACAGCCCGGTATGCAGTTTGGATATTTACGAGCAAGCCAATGCCCGGATCAGGAGAGTTGGGCAAAAAGAGAAACAGCTGTTTTTACATCTGCAATCGACCCAGATCGAACGCAAGGTGTATGACATGCTGCGACGGAAACAGCGCACTCAAGATGCGTTTTTAGAAATGATCAAAACATCAGCGTCCAATGGAGAACTCGAACATGATGAAATCTGACGTTAAACCAAACATCCAAATCGACAAGCGGGTCGCGCAATACGTCATGATCCGCGACGAAATCGAGGCGATCGAAGAGCGACATCGGCAGGAGCTGAAGCCGTTCGTCAAGGCCAAGGAACGGCTGACCGGCGAACTGCTGGAATTCCTCGATGGCAACGGACTGAAAAGCGCGAAGACCACAGCAGGTTCGATCCGAATTTCGGTCCGGCACACAGGGGTCTGCACCGATCCAGATCGGTTCATGGATTTTGTGTTCGAACACAACCTTCGCGACTTGATCGACCGGCGGGCGAACGGTGTCGCGTGCCGGGACTACGCTGAAGCCCACGACGGCGTGTTACCACCCGGCGTCAAAATTAACAGCATGCGAACCATAGGAGTGACTCGAGCATGACTGATGCACCCAGAGCTAACAAAGTCGCTACCGCTTTCCGGCACCTTGACCCGCGCAAAGGGCTGGCTGACGGCATTGCTCCCAGTTTCCCGTCCATCCGCTACAAGGGGAAATTCTGGAATCTAATGTACGGCGGCACCGCTTACCCGTTTAAGCGTGACGACGACGGTACTCCGTTGAGCTACATCGACGGCGTCATTGTGGGGGTCAACCCGCATGTGTCCAGGGCGTATTTCGGTGGCGTCTGGAGTGAGGAATCGGCTTCGCCACCGATCTGTTACGCGGTCGACGGCGAAGTGCCCGACCCCGGTGTGCCGGATCGGCAGTCGCCGTCCTGCGGCATTTGTCCGCGCAACGAGTGGTTCACAAAGGCTGATGGGGGCCGCAGCAAGGAGTGCCAGGAACATAAGCGGATGGCGCTTCTGCTGATGCCGACCATGACCAAGAAGATGCTGGGCGCACCGTTGATGGAGCCGGTGCATCTCAAGATTCCTCCCGGCAGCTTCAGGTCACTGAAGAAGTACTCGGACGCCCTGCAGAACGAGAACACTCCGTACCCCTCGGTGGTGACGCGGGTGTCGTTCACACCAAACAAGCAGTTCGAAATGGCGTTCGAGATAGCCCAGTATCTCAGCAACAAAGAAGCCGAGGTGGTGCTGCCGCTGCTGGATAACGGCCAGACCAGAACAATCCTGGGCACGGTGCCGGATGCGCGTGCCCTCGCACCGCCCGCTGCAGCGCCTGCCAAGGAGAAAGTTGATACCGGTCTGCTGGAGGCGTTCGGCGCCGAACCTGAGGCCAGAGGCAATGGGCAATCCACGCCAGCGCGGCGCGGCCGGCCCGCGAAGGATCGGGCGGTACCTCAGACGATCGAAAACGCGCCGTTCGATCCGCCACCGCAGCAGGCCAGACCTGCAACCAAGGCAGCCCCCGTGGAGGATCAGCTTGAATCGGATACATTCGAGGAGAGCGATTCTGATCTTGATGATACTGTCGCCAAATTGATGGGCGACAAGATGAACAAGATGATGAAATAGTCCTGCCAACCAAGCAGTCATACCGTGGATGTACGGGGGTTTCTAGAAAGCGTAGTCCCCTGGGATCTGGGGGGCTACGTTTCCATACACTGGCACCTCCCCAAGCAGAAATTCTTGGGGAGGTCGGTCCAGTCGGTCGATGCTGCGCTTGCTCTCGTCACCGCGCTCAAGACCAAAACCAAACACAACATCTACTTCTGCATCTCGCACCAGAAGCTGGGCGACGGTCTCCGCAATAAAGAGAACGCCCAGGGCCTCGTGTGCATCCCGATGGATGCCGACATCAAGCCCGGTAGCCCCAAGCACTACCAGAGCTTGGCGGAAGCCGTCGTGGCCATCCTCCAGTTCTGCGATACCGCCGGCATCCCGCGCCCGTCGTTGATGGTCGCGACGGGTGGCGGTCTGCACGTCTATTGGCTGTCAGATACCGTGCTGCCGGTTGCCCAGTGGCAGCCCTATGCCGACGCGGTCAAGGCCGCGGCCCTAAAGGCCGGCGTGAAGTTCGACGCCGGCTGCACCGGGGACGCCGCCCGCGTGCTGCGCGTGCCGGGTACCCTCAATTACAAGTATGACCCGCCCCCTCAGGTCCGCGTGCTGCCGAAATACGGCACCGGGGAGCGGCTCAACTATGCCGAAGCCTTCAAAGCGATTTTGGGTAAACCGCCCCTTACTGGCAATTTACATGTCGCTGATGCATTCAAACAATTACCGGTCACCCCCCTCGCTGAGACTGTTCTAAAAGAGATTCCACCGCTACCATTTGCACCCATCAAGGCCGAGTGCGGATGGCTGCGCGAGGCCCATGAGACGGGAGGCAAGGATTACGACCAGCCGCAGTGGAATCTAACAACCCTCATCGCAACATTTTTGGAGAATGGACATGACCTCGCACATGAACTTGGCAACAAGCACCCCACGTACGACTACGAAGACACGGAAGATCTCTGGGCGCGGAAAAACCAAGAACGCAAAAGCAAAAACATCGGATGGCCGCGCTGCAAGACGATCGAAGACTCTGGAAGCGTTCACTGCGCTGGATGTCGGCATCGCGCCAAGGATAAAAGCCCCGTCAACATCGGTTTCGAAGCGTACACCAACCCGGTCGACGAAGACCTTAAAGAGCTTGGCGGCTCGCGGCCGGCAGACCTCCGGCTCCCGGCGGGCTTCTGTCTCAACGACAAAGGGCAAGTCTGCGCGATCATCAAGGCGAAAAAAGTAAAGGGCGGTATCCAACCAGCGCGGTTGGTGGTTTGTCTGAGGACTCTCATCAGACATCCATCACTGCAGTATCAGGAAGGCCAGTTTGGTGTTGGGTTTATCGCCGATACCGACAAGTCTGGCACCATCGAGGTGTTCCTGAGTTCAAGCAATTGCTTCGGGCGCAAACTGTTGGAGCGTTTGGCTGAAAAATGCGTGCTCTACAATAACGATCGAGAGGCCGAAAAAATGGTCCAACAATTTGCTCCGGCCTGGTTGGATAAACTGTTGAAAGCAGACACCGCAATCCGCGATAGCGGCACCATGGGTTGGCGCTTCGAAGCGGGCAAGCGGATCGGTTTCGTTTACGGCAACACGCTCTATCATGAGAACGGAACGAACGTTGCATTGCTCGCGTCAACCGACAGTGACTTTCGCTCTTGGTACGTGCCGGCCGGCACGCGCGAGGTGTGGCTGGAGGCGTGCAAGCTGCTCACCGACAGGAAGCGGCCGGAGCTTGACTGCATCATAGCAGTCGGCTTCGCCGCTCCCTTGATGACGTTTGCCGGCACGCTGTATGGCGCCATCCTGTCGTTCTGGGGTGAACCCGGTACCGCCAAGTCCACCGCGCAGCAGGTCGCAGCTGCCGTGTTCGGGCATCCCAAGCAGACCCGCGAGAGCCTCAACTCGACGCCCAAGAGCGTGCAGGGCCGGTTGGGGCGGTGCCGGAACCTGGCCGCCTACTGGGACGACATCCAAGATGAGCGGCACCAGGAGGCGCTGTTCAACACGATGTTTGTCGCCACGCAGGGCGCGGAGGGCGGCCGGCTCAACACCGACTCCACCTACAAGGAGCGGCTGGAGTGGCAGACCCTGTTGGCGGCGTGCTCGAATTCCTCGTTCGTCGAGTATCTGGTCCGCAAGCAGAAGTCGACCACCGCCGGCATGCGGCGCGTGTTCGAGATCGAGTTCAACAAGCGGGACGATGACATCGGCATGGTCAACGCCGTCGATGCCGGCCGGGTGTTCGGCGCGCTGGAGCAGAACTACGGCGTGATCGGTGCCGAGTACGCCCGGATGCTGGCCAGCGAGCACGTCGCGATCGACCTGATGGTCGCCGACACCTGCAAGGCATTCCGCGAGAAGGTTGAAGGGACCAGTGACGAGAATTATTGGTGGGGCAGCTGCGGTGTGTTGCTGGTCGGTGCGCAGCTTGCGAACCGGTTGGGGGCTAACCTCGATATCGAGGCCATGGAAGAGCATCTACGGATTTCGTTTATCAACAACCGCAACATCCGCAGCGGTGAAGGCACCGAAGGTGGTTCGTACGCGAACACCGAACACGCTCTGGTCAGCTTCCTGAACTTCTACATCGGGTCAGGCAACTCAGTGGTGGTCGACAGACTTTTTGAGCATAAGCACAAGCCCGTCAGTGTGTTGCGTCAGCCTGGAGATAATCGCCCGGTGTACGTGGAGATCGCGCGCGATCAGCGCAAGGTCGTGTTCTCCAAGCGGGAGATGCGCGAGTTTCTCGCCAAGAAGGAGATCCAGGCGCGGCAGGTTTTCAACGGGCTGGCCGGTTACTTCAAAGCCGTTGACGTCAAAATCACTTTGGGTGGCGGTACACGTTGGACGCAGGGCCAGGAATATTGCATCGAGATCACTGTCCCGTTTGGTCAGCCGCATGTCCTCAACGATCTGTTGACGTCGCATGGATCGTCGAAGCAAGATTTTACAGTGATCAGTCCCGAGGCTTGATGGCTTTCTCTTTCTTGCTCTCGCCCTCGGTCTTGGACAGCGTGCCGCCCTTGCCCTTCTTCTCGTAGTCCTGCTTCTGCAGGCTGGTGCGGAACGTGTCCGGCACCTTCAAGAATTTCGAGCGGGTGGTGATCGACGGGCCACCCGAGGCATAGCCGCAGCTGACCGGGCCTTTGCCTTTGTAGTTGTATGACTCAGCCATGTTATTTTCCCTTCTTTGGAATTTTTCCACCCGCCTTGCGGGCCACATCGAGTGCGATCGCAACCGCCTGCTTGCGCGGCTTGCCGGCCGCGATCTCGGCCTTGATGTTCCGGCCGATCGCGGCTCTGGACGCAGACTTGGTCAGTGGCATGTTTGCTCCCTTTATTGCTGCCGCCTCTGCTGCTGCTCCTGCGCGCGTTCGAAGCGTTTGATTTCGTCTGGTGTAGCGTAACGATAGAAATCCTTCGCTGCCTTTGGCGTCAGCCGTGTGCTCGGGTCTTGCGTGGTGCGAATGTAGAATTTCTGCAGCGCCTTGGGGATGCCCAGATCGGACATCTTGTCGATCGCTTTGTCGAAGTCGCCTTCCTTCTCGCTCTTGATCAGACGCCGGATCTCCGGCAGCGCCTCGTTGACGGAAAACTGGTGCTTCTCGCGGCCCTTGTAGAGTTCGCCCATGGCGGGACCGCCGGGGGCGCCGCGCGATGCCGTCACGCCGACAAGCGGACCGAAGGTTTGGAATTTACTCAGCGTCGGGTCACCCTCACCAGTAATGAGGTTCTTCGCACCGCTGATCTGGATCTCCGGCGTTTGGGCCGTAGCAATGTGCTCAAATATTTTGGCTATGTTCTTGGTGTATTTTCCAACCGAGTCGGCGTTCGGATCGTAGACCTTGCGGCCGAAGCCCTTGTCGTTGGACATGATTTGCCAAGCCGGACGCGCCATCGTGCTCATCTTGCGCCGCATCATGTCGAGCGGAGAGGTCGCCCAGCCGACGAATTCCTCGCCGATCTTGCCGGCCGGGTTACGAAGGTAGATGGCCTGACCGTCATTGGTGTAACCTACCCTGACACGGTCCTGCTTGCCCGGTTCGTTCTCCGATGTCGACGACAACGACTCCATCAAATGGAACGGCTGCAGCAGCGCCCACGGGTTCTCCTCCACATGCTTCATCATGCTGTTCATACGTTCGATGTAGCCGCGGCCTTCTTCGTCAAGCGTCTTGTCGCCCTTCAACACGTTCAACCCGCTCTGCAGCAGCGAGTTGCCGATGTACATCAGCGCGATGTCCAACCCGATGATGGCAACGGCTTTGCGCCTGGCGTACGACTTGATGTAAGCCATAGCCTTCGGGTCGAGACTGCCGACGTCGCGTTCGATCTGTGCCCGCACGTCCTTCGGCATGCCGTTGAACATGTCCTTCATGGCGCCGATGTTGCCCAGCGTGAAAGAGCGCGAGAACATCAGCCCGTTGGCGAGCTTGCGCGCGCCGTCGGACATCGCTTCGTGCGGGATGGCGCCGGCATAGCGGTTGGCCAGGTGGGCGGCCGTGCGCGAAGCGGTCTGCCGGTCGACGCCCTTGGCCATGATTGTTTCGCGCAGATTGGTGTAAAGCCCCATCTGCAGATCGCCGATCCGGTCCCATAGCAAGGTGTTGTGCCAGAAGTCGCCGGCCTTATCGATGGCGAGCTTGGTTTTGTTGCTGAGTTCCTTGCTGAACAGTCCGGGTACGAAGGCTACAACCTGCGAGGTCCAGGATCGTCCCGGCGTCAGGTTCGGTTCTTCCAGCAGGGCATGGACATCCTGGTTGAAGAACCGCTTGCCGATCGGCACCAGGCCGCTGTCGATCGCCTCGCGCATGACAGCGGGATCGTGCTTGGCGCGGTTGCCGTCGAAGTAAACCCTGAAGGTGAGAACCTTACCCGGCATCGCCGGCAGCGCGCGGCCCCACTCCACCGCGTTGTGGATCATCGGCGAGTTCATGATCACCGACATGGACTTGGATTTGAGGTCCATCATCAGGTTGTAAAGCGGACCAGACGGCTTGGTTAGGACTGCCCGTAGCGGACCTTCGAAGTCACCGCGGACGTAGATCGGCACCTGAACAAAATTGTCGCCGCTCTTGCGCCAGGTCTTGAGCGACGGGTGATCGATGGTGAACCACTCGTGGTCGCTACCGGTCGGCTTGAAGCCTTCGGCTATGACGTCGGTGCCGGTGCGCTTGCCGATCTTTTTGATGTCATCGACCATGGTGCGGCCGGCGATCGCATCCTCGAGTCTGGCGATGACGAGCGGCAGGGTGCGGATATCCTTTACGACCTCGGCCTTATCACCGAACTTGAGCTTTGCAGCCGCTTCGGTTTCTGCCGTGGTCAGGTGCTTGCGGTGCTTCAGCTGCGGAGTGGTGGTGCGCAGGTTGAGGCCGATCGGATCGAGGTTGGTTGGTCCGCCTTCGCTGCTGCCCCTGGCGAGGTTGATCAACATGCGCGGCGTGTAGGCCGGCAACCCCTCGCCTTCGACCATGCCGAGAGCACGGGCGCGCTCCCACGCATCCTTGCCGCGTTCGTGCAAGTCGTTGAGGGTGTCGCGCTCTTTCGGCGCCAGGGCCTTCCATTCCGGCGTGCTGCCGGCCGCCTTGCCCTGCTGCTGCGCCACGCTCTCGGCGTCGGCGGCTTCCCACATCGCCTTGCGCCGTTCCGGGTTGTGGTTCTTCTCGATCTTGGTGTCGATGTCCGACCATTCCCAGCGGTTGCGCCGCAACGTGTTGGCAAAATCCTTGGCCAGCGCCATGCTGGTCTGAGTGCCGCGCACCATCGGAGTGGCCAGCATCTGTACCGCGTGACCGATATCAAACAGTTTGTTGCTGCCCGCTTGGACGGCTTCCATGATCTTGCCGGGAGGTGCCTGTGGCGTTCCCGGCGCGGGGGTCGCAGTCAGCTTTGGGCCAGGCGGCGTCCCGCCGCCACCGGAGGAACCGGTGACGGCAGGCGCGGCTTTGGCAGCGGCGGGGGTTGTTGACGCGGCTGCCTTCGGCGGGGAATAGGGCTTGCCACCCATCTCGAAAATCTGATGCGCCTTGTAGCCGGCGTTGCGCGCGAACACGGCGGCTTCGTGCACGGTGGCGCCCGTGAACACCGCGTCGTCGTGGGTCTTGACCTTGGCCTTGGCGCCTTTGCGTTCGGCACCCTCCATGTACGGCTTGCGCGGCTCCTGCTTCGGCCCGGTCGCCTTTTCGTAGCCCTTCTCCAGGATCTTCTGTTCGGTGCCGATCGGCAGCTTCTCGGGGCGCCGGCCGATGCGGCGCGGACCGCCTTCACGCCGCGCGCCGGGGTCACCGCGCGTTGCGCCTGGTCGGATCAACCCTTCGGCCATGAACGAGTCGCGCGCGCTGCCTTCCGGGATCGGGGTGGTCTTGCCGTGGTACCGCTGCCGCCGCTTGACCTCTTCCTGCAGGCTTCTCTCCAGTTCGTGGGATTTGTTGACGCGCTGCGACAGGTCGTCGGTCTTGCCCCTGGTCTCCGTCGGCTTCTCGGTGCCGCGACCGGCTGCGATCATTTCCTCGTTGAGCTTTGTCCCCTCCGCTCTGGCCTTTGCGAGGGCGGCTTCCAGTTTGGGCTTGGGCGTTGCGGCGTGCGGGTAGAGCGGCTTCTCTGCCGCAGCTGCCGGCGCCTCGGCTTTCGGCGCGCGCTTGAGGAAGTCCGGGATCTCGAGATCGTCACCCGGTTTGGGCAACGTCTTGACCTGCGCCGTTTCCACCAGCTTGGCTCCCTGCTTCAGCAAGGCATGGCAGCCGCGCGCCTGCGGCGAATGGATCGAGCCGGGGATGGCGAAGACGTCCTTGCCCTGTTCA